AAAGGACTTAGCATTAAGAGTCCACCAAGAAGAAATTTCTACCGAGGATTTAGCTAATAAATCCCTTGAAGAAATTCAAGAAATTAAGAATGAATTATTAATGGAATTATCTACGGATAGTTTATATCCATTATTTGATAATTTATACTAATAACCATGAGCAGGACAGCAGGTTATCAATATGCTAATACCATGTTGAGTTTGAGCTAAGCCTGCATATTTTAACTTAAAGGTTCAGGATATCCTTAAATTCCTAGGTAATTAAGCCGAGCTGATCATGCAGTAAATGAACATGACAAGTGGGGAAGGGATCCAAGCCCACATTTTACTCTCATCCAATTGCAGGATAGTATACTACCAATGAGCGTATGGTGCTCCGGTTGGATGTATATCAAGGATTGCAACCTTGTGAGAGTACTAATTAATGGAGGGTTATAGATGCTCCCAAGCAGGTGCAAAGCCTGCACTAATGCACCATTCTCACTTCCCAAGGGTGAGCAGTTGTAATATTCATCTCAGCTCCTATAAATAATAAGTTATTAGAGATGATTACTGTGCACAAGTAGAAGACCTAAAGCAGTTATTCCTCGAAGAATAACATGAAGGAGTGGCTCTATTACAACTGTGGTGTGTTACTTAACTTACTATAACTTAATTACTAACTTAAACTTGAACTTATGGTCATTCTTAAATCTGAATCACAAGTAAAATCTTTTATTAAAAGACATAAAGTAAAATGTAAAAATGTCAAAAATACTGATGGAGTTAATTTTTGGGGTTTTAAATATGATGTGCTCCGGTCAGGAGATAAAATAGTCAAAACAGAATTAAGTTACTGTTCTGGTGAAAGAGATTGGATTACATATAGCATATTAGCTATTATAAAGATAAGGTATCAGTAATAGGCCGTTACTGTCAAGGTTGGAAACCTTTCATGGTGTACTATGATAGTCATAGTCTATATGTAAACAAGGTAGGAGTAAGCAATTATTCCTACCACCATCCATTTTTATTTAACTTATAGAAACTTTATTTATTAACTTAAAAATATACTCAAAATGAAAATTCACTTAAAATCTAAACAAGGTCTTTATGAAGTAGAGACATATGGTAGAAATAGTATTACTTGTTCTACCAAACATTCTGTATTCTCTGTACCAACTAGTGACTTCAAGTCATTTGCTGGTGGTAGTTGGAACTTTGGTGTTACTAAGGATGAAATGGATTTATTCCTATCTGTTATTGATCCTATTAATTATAAGATCCAAGTTGAACAAGAGAATGAAATACTTACTCTTGCAGCTAGGATTGACATGATTGATAAAGCTACTAAAGCTTTATCTACACCAACTGTTGTTAAAGAAGAGGAAAAAGATGGACTTACCAAGAAAGATTATGAAAAATGGTATAGAGATAAATGTAAAGAACTTAATGAGACAAAAGACAAGTTAAAAACTATTGCTCATGAAGTATATTCTCAAAATCTTGATTTTTCCAACTTTACTAACAGAAAGGGTATCAAGTTTATTATTCAAGAACATATTGATGGTAATAACTATAGATTATGTTGGGATCCATATGGATTTGTAATTAATTACCATAGTAATATCAGTGATATTTACCGTGGTGATAAGTATTACACTATCAATGGTGGTTGGATCAAAATCTTTGAGAAAGATGTTGTTTTATACTTTAAGTCTGGTGACTATGGAGTATATGATGATGCTATTGCACTTGAATGTGCAAAGAAGCTGTTCCCGGGAAAGAATATACATTCTTTTGCAGGAAGAAAATGGGATGAAGAATTGGAAATGCAATTTGATGATCTCCCATTTTAATCTAATGTCCTGAGCATGACTATAAACTGCTCTTAATTAGTAACCAAATATAATATATATGATTAAGTACATGATTACTGCAATTATTATTGCAATGTCAGTAAATGCTGGTGCTACAGACCCAAAAAAGGGTTTCAAGTATAAAAAGCACTACAAAAAATGTAAAAAATGGAAAACCCATTTAAGAAGAGATCCTAATTGTAGAATTACATTAAACTAAAACTAAAAAACATGAAAAATTTAAAAGAACTGAGTAAATTAAAGGCTGATATTATTAATTCTGATTATCCAATAGAATATAAAGAAGCAGCTTTACATGATGTACAATATAAAATGCATCAGGAAGAAGAAAAAGAAATTAATAAAGTCTTGTATTTAATGAGAGTTACCTTATGGATATTTTTTATATTCTGTTTAGGTATACTTTCATTAGCTGTATATTTGTCATAATCAGCTAAAGTCCCATAGCTCAATTGGATAGAGCAACACATTAGGTATTTGGTGGTCTCATAATTATTTTGTATCTTTATAGAAACAATTAACTATGAGACACCATACAAAAGATAAAGGAGACAAAGGCACAGGACATGTGATTGCTGATCTATTATCAAAAGAAGTTCAGGTATGTTTACCATTATCAGAACATTTACCCTTTGATTTGATTGCAGTTAAACCTGACGGAACATTAATGAGAGTTTCTGTTAAGTATAGAACACTAAAAAAAGGAACAGTTTCAGTAGCATTTTCAAGTTACTATTCTGATTCAAAAGGTTTTTATGCTAAAGCAGTGGATAAGTCTTTCATTGATTTACTTGCTATATATTGTCCAGAAAGCAATGAAGTATACTATGTTATACCATCACAGTTTGATAAGACAGTAACTCTAAGAGTTGAAGAAAGTAAAAACAATCAAACAAAAGGTATTAACTTAGCAAAAGATTATCTAATGGTTCCATAGTTAAAGGGATATAACACTAGCCTTCTAAGCTTGGATTCCTGGTTCGAGTCCAGGTGGAACTACAATCTTTTGTATTTATTTAATGTGTAGGTTATAGGTTCGAGTCCTATTGGGACTACTAAAACTTAAATTTATGATAAATTATGAGGAACACTTAATTAAAAATGTAATGGGGTTTAAATTAGATTATACTATTGAAGGCACTAAACCTGGATTTAAAACAGTATTACCTAAAAAAGCACTCAAAGAAAAAGTAAAGACTAACATTGTTAGAAATTACAAGTTCTTTACCAACTTTAATAGGCAATTATTAGATAAAGTAGTGGACTACAAAAGATTGAATGGCTGATGTATATAACAGTAACATATGAGGATTCAGACATTTCTAATGCCTTGAGAAAAATTATTAAGGATCCAAATGGGGAAGAGTTTGTCAAGTTACTTACTCCTTTGATTTGTAGTAATTCTAATGACGTGCAGTATTTGTTTAAACTTATGATTGGTAATAAATTACCAGAGGTTATTCCTAATGGGTCTTTATGTAAGATTAAAGTAGATAATTTAGGATATGGATCTAGAAAAGATCTTATTAGAGAAAAGTTTGCTGACTCTGATGATAAAGTAGTTGTAACTGTAACACAGTTTAGAGGTCACCATGAATACAGTGAATACTCTATTGAGTATAAAAATGTACTAGAAAATGGTGATCCAAAGACTGAAACTACTTATGTCACAAGTAGAGAGCTTGAAATTATTGATGATTTTTAATTATTAGCTATATAATGCTAAAAACTTAAATTACATAAATGTATTAGTATGTTTTAATATCATACATTTACTAAACTTTATGTATTTAAGATGTTGTATCAGTTGCCAAATGGCAAGGTAGTTTATTTAAGTATAGAGCAGTATTTAGAATTGACTGACCAAGACATACAGTACCTTATGTCCATAGATGGTGGTGACTATGCAACAAATCCTTTTATTGATTCAGCTGTAATACAAAACAGCAAAGAGGTGTATTATGATTTTGATTATCTCCCAGATGATGAGAATCAAAATGACCAAGCATCAGATGATGACCCATTTGATGACATCATTGATCTTAGTGATTCTTTAGATTATTAGACAAAACAGTCTTATTACTTATCTCAGCTTGAGTAACTGGGAATATAGTATCTACTCAAACATTCATTTATTTATTAATTTTTAAAACTTAAAGTTATGAACTCAAAAGTAGTTGTATTAGGAAATGAAGCAGGTGGTGTTGTTAATACTTCAGAGAACAATCCAAATTATGGATATGTGAGAGTGCAACAAGTAAGAACATTAATTGATGATAATGGTTTCTTGAGAAGGAAGCCAGTTAGTGCATTAATCCCAGGTACTATGGAAGAATTGCAAGATTCTGGCTTTTTTCCTGGGCAAGAACTTCCAGGTAAAATTGTAATTGAAGAGAGCTTAGAGCCATTTAATTCTAAAACTCCTCAGCGGGACTTGAAAATTGCTGGTGAAACAGGAATTGTATGTACTCTAGGAGGTATGCCTATTTACCGCAGGACTAAGTTTTCTTTTGCTGGGAATGCAGAAGATAAACTAATCAAGCATGATAATGTACAGGAGTTGCGCTCAGCATATAACAAAACTGCTGGTAACTCTAGTATCCAACCAAATGCAGACTTTGGTATTCAATAAGAATACCTATTGAATAAATTATGAGGGGGAGAAATCCCCCTCTTTTATTGACTTTAAAAAATATAATTATGAATACACTTAAAGAGAGCTTAGAAAAATATCAATTACACACTACTAAGACCTACATGTCTTATGAACAAGATAAGTATAACTCTTATCAAAATTACTTGTACAAAAGAGCCATGTATGGATTAAACTCTATCACACAAGAAGAATTAGCTACAATGTGTAGCAAGAAAAAACAACGGATTATTAATGTTTATAAGAGAGCACAATCAGTATTGAATATTGCTAAGCAAAAAGCAAGTATTAACTACACAAACTTTCTATTTAAAACATTATTTCCTAACAGTCCATTTACAGATATACTTTTATCCTGTACTGAAGTGGATGAGAAATTTAAAAACACACTAAGTTTTAAGGATTTGGGTATGAATAAAGACCAAATTGTAAATTTGTTTATTCAAGAAGGTATCTTACCCAAAAACTTTATGGATTTGGTACACAATCCTTCTCAATTACCAAGACTGAGAAGTAAATAACTTACTATGCCAGGATGGACTAACATCTGTCCTGGCTATTAAAACAAAACATATGAAGAATACAGTAGAGTTAATAGGGTTCTATGGTGATGACACTGTTCATGCTCAGTCAGCTTGGACAAGTACTAGTAGAGACCTAACAGAAGATAAGATAAATAGAATACCACAGTTATTATCTATGCTTGCCTCAGAGGGTCATCACACACCATTTGAGAAAAGCTCTTTACACTTTTTAGTTACTTGTGATCAAGCATCACATATTCATTTACTAAAACACCGGATTGGAGTTAGTATAAATGGAGAGTCTGCTAGGTATAAAGAGCTTAAGGAGGACAGGATGTATCTCCCTGAAGATTGGAAGGATATCCAGATCAGTACTGTGGAGACTGAGATATTTACATGGTATGAGTATCTTAATTGGTATGCAGACCTAGGTAATAACATGTACCACAAGTGTTTAGAAGAACTTACTCCTATACTTGGTAGGAAGAGAGCTAAGGAGTCAGCAAGATTCTTTAAAACATTTAACTCTCAAATTACTATGGATGTAATGTTTAACTTCAGAAGCTTTGCACATTTTCAAGAGCTTAGAAACTCTGAACATGCTCAGTTAGAAATAAGAGAAATAGCACAGGAGATGTTAAATTTAGTAAAGGGTATTGAGGGTAATCCATTTGAGTATACAGTAAAGGCATTTAAGTTATGACAGCAAAAGAAAAAGCAGAAGAAATTTGGATGAAATTATTCCAAAAACAAATAGAAGTAACAGGAAGTGGAGATGGTAATTTGTGCGTTGAGATGGCATTAATTGCAGTTGATGAGATAATTAAATTACCAAATGCAATTGGTATAGATAATTTAATTGAATACTGGGAACAAGTTAAACAAGAAATAGAGAAATTATGAAGACAGCAGTAGAGTGGTTGTATAGTGAATGGGCTAAAAATGGTACTATATTTCTTGAGGATTTAGAACAAGCCAAACAAACAAAGAAAGAGCAAAATCAATTATGGTGGGCGGAAGGATGGAATGACGGATATTTATCAACTATAAATGAAAATATTGAAACCTTTAAAAAATAATAGAATGGCATTTATTAAACCAAATTACAAATTAAAAGAAGCTAAAAAACTTATTGACAATCTAGATGATTCAGAAGAAAGTAAATTAATAAAATACTACATTAATAAACAGGAAAAATGGATTGAAGAAAAAAATACAATGCTCAAAGAATATAGAGACTTTTTTGACATGATGAATAAATTCTTACCGAATAGAAATCCAACAGTATACAAATAACCTTTAAATCAGAATAGAATGAAAGAACTATTAGAAGAATTTATTGAATGGGCAAAAGAATGTGGTGAAGATGCTTGGTACATCTATGAAAACACAGAAGAAGCCATAGAAAGATTCATGAAAAAGAAAGAAAGTAATTAATCTTTTAAATCAGAAGAATGAGCAAAGATGTAACATGCATTAAGTGTGGTAAGCCTGCATACAGAGTATATAAACCTGATTTAGATGTAGCAGGTATAGGTATGTGTTCTGAGCATGAAGAGGAGATATCTCTTGCTTTAATGATTGCTAACTTTGAAGGTTGGGATAAGTTTGAGAAAAAATATTTTAAAAAATGAGTTTGGTAGAGAAAGTTACTAGAAAGTCTATGGTTATTAGGCCTTCTGGTAGATCTACTGACTTTATCAGCCCAAGTTTTGGACATGGTTGTCTTTATAACTGTAGTTATTGCTACATGAAGAGACACAAGCCGGAAGGATTATCTGTAGCAACTAATACTATGGATATCTTGACAGAGATTAACTCCCATGTATGGTTTGCAACAGTAGATAAACCTAATCAAACTGGAGATTATATTACTTATGATATCTCATGTAATGAAGATTTTGCTCTACATGCTAAGTATCATGAATGGGAGAAGATATTTGCTTTCTTTAGGGATCATCCACTTGCTATGGGTTCATTTGCTACTAAACATGTAAATAATGATTTACTTAGTTTTAGACCTGAAGGTAAAATTAGAATAAGATTTAGTCTAATGCCTGAAGATTATAGAAAAGTACTAGAACCTAATACAAATGAAATTACAGATAGACTTTATGCTGTATGGGATTTTTTAGCTTGTGGGTATGAAGTACATCTTAATTTTAGCCCTGTAATTGTCCATGATAACTGGTTAGAAAAATATAGAGAGTTATTTATGCTAATTGACACTTACTCCGGAATGATGAATTGGAAAGCTATGAATAGTCCTGTTAAAGCTGAAGTAATATTCTTGACTCATAATGAAGCTAAGCATAAGTATAATCTAGCTAATAAACTTCCGGGAGAAGATCTGTTATGGGTACCTAAAATACAAGAAACTAAAACATCACAGTATGGTGGAAAGAATCTTAGGTATGAGCATAATAGAAAAGCAGATTATATTAATGAGTTTGTTAAGTTACATGATGAGATAATTCCTTGGAATACAATAAGATATATATTCTAGATATGACACTATTAGATACAGAAAAAATAGGAAACCAGCTTGTTAGAAAATTAGGATTTAGAAGAGGTAAACTTAATCACCAAGAATATTATTTAGCTTATCAGCATATTCCTATTGAAGTAAAATTTCATCCTCAAGGAATTGATTGGGGTGTAAGTGTTGTATACCGGATTGATACAAGTACTACAGTTACATTTAAAGGTACTGCTTTAAATATTGACAATATAATTCCTGATGCTGATAAGTTAATTGGTATGTTTTATTTTATTAGATTGTAATTAAAAAATAAACTATGAAAAGATTACTATTAATAATCTGTCTGTTTTTATGTTTAGTAACTCAGGCACAAAGATCTATTATTCACACAGACCAAGTTAGTGTTGGTCACTGGAATAAATTTAGAGAGGACTGGGATTGGGAAAGACCCAAGTATGTTATAATTAATTTTATTTTTCAAAATAATACATTATTAGCAGATGATGTTGCAGAAAGCACATATAAAGTTTTTGATAAACTTATAGAAACAGAAGAACTTTCTATGTGGGATGCATTAGATGAGAATAATATTGAATGTAATATAATTATAGATTATACAGGTCCAGGGGCTATTTCTGTAATGTATGATGATATAATTTATGCTTATCAAGTAAGTTATGTTGAATGAAAGTGAAGATTTGTGATATATGTGGTAAAGAAAAGCCTATTTGGAAAAGCAGTGGAACCGGGGGATTAAGGTATTGCAAATACTGCTGGAGTTGCCACAAAAGCAAAGATGAAAATACACAGAAACCAACAAATTCTGCAATCCCCCGTGTTTCTGCTAAAAGAGCTAAGAAAGATGCTGAGTATAGTAAATTAAGACAAAGGTATCTTACTGAAAATTCTTTATGTATGATAAAAGTATCTGGTTGTACTAATAGTGCAACAGATGTGCATCATACATTTGCTGGAGCTAATAGAGATGCATTTTATCTTGTACAAAGTACTTGGAAAGCAGTCTGTAGGAATTGTCATGATTGGGTTCATGCTCATCCTGCAGAAGCTAGAGAATTAGGTTACTTAAAATAAAATTTAATTTTATGAATGAAAAAACTAAAAACAATTATGTTAGATGGAGTGCCAAAGACATAGCAAAAATAATTTCTTTAAATGGAGTAAATCCTGATAATTACTCAAGTGTAAATCCTAATATTGAAAGTGTAGCCAAAGAAATGGGTAGAACTGTAGCATCTTGTATAAATATATACTACAGATATATACAAAATGATAAATACAAAGTACTGAATAGGGAAATTATTCCAGAAAAACCTGTCAAAGAAAAAACAACAGATCTGAAGATACAAGCTGCTATTGACTTACTAAAGTCTAATGGTTATAAGATAATGAAGCTTGTAACAGAGTATAGAGAAGTATAGATATGACAAGAGATGAAATACAAAATGAATGTTTACAAAATTTAGAAAAGTATAAAAGAGCAACTGCTGTTTTGGGTACAGGTGTAGGTAAAACTTTAGTTGGTCTTACTCATATGGACAGAAATACTACACCTTTGATGAAAATCTTGGTTGTAGCACCTAAAAAAGCAATATTTCAGTCTTGGAAAGATGATGCTTTTAAATTTGATAAACATTATTTACTAGGAAGATTGCAGTTTACAACTTATCTAAGTCTTAATAAGCATAATCCTGATGATTATGATTTTGTTTATTTAGATGAAGTTCATAGTTTACTTGATAGTCATAGAGCATTTTTAGAAAATTATAAAGGACATATTATTGGTTTAACTGGTACTCCTCCTAAATATAAAAATTCTGAAAAAGGTATTTTAGTCTCAGAGTTTTGCCCGGTAGTTTTTACATTTGGTGCTGATGATGCTATAGAGAATAAAATACTTAATGACTATCAGATTATTGTACACCAGCTTGAGTTAGATACTAGAAAGAATTATAGAGTAACTAATAAAAAGACAAGCTTTATAACTTCTGAGTATCAAAACTATAACTATTGGACACATAGAATTGAAACAGGTTCTGGACCTTCTCATATTTTAAGAGTAATGAGAATGAAAGCTATGATGGAATATCCAAGTAAAGAACAGTATGCTCAAATATTATTTAAAAGTATTGAAAGTAAGTGTATTTTATTTGCTAATACTCAAGATCAAGCTGATAAACTGTGTTCTCATAGCTATCATAGTAATAACTCAAATTCTGAAGAGAATCTACAAATGTTTAAGGATGGTGAAATAACTAAACTGTCTACTGTACTACAGTTGAATGAGGGTGTTAATATTCCAAATCTTAAACAGGGTATTATTCTTCATGCCTATGGTAATGAAAGAAAAGCAAGTCAAAGAATTGGTAGGTTACTTAGGTTAAATCCTGATGATAAAGCTATTGTACATATACTATGTTATATGGGTACAGTAGATGAAAAGTGGGTCAAAGAAGCTTTAGAAAACTTTGATCAGAGTAAAATAACATGGAGAAATTTTAAAGGAAAATTAGATTAA